ATTGTATTCTAACATGTTGATGATTAAAGGTACTATGTGTGTTGAGTATTCTTGTGTAGTTAATCCTGCACTATATTCTAACCTTAAAAAACCATTGTAAGTTCTATTAAAATATAATATACCATCATCATAATCAATATTATAATCCTTATCTTCAATTAAAATAGAATCCCCTATTTTTAAAGAATGAATTTCATCAATGGGAAACATGTCTACTAATAATTTATCATCATTGAAACCATTTTCAACTTGAGTAAAACTAACAGGTTCAATAGGAACATCTAAACCTTGATTAATCTGACTTTTAACAATCTCCAAAAGCAATTGGAACTCATCATCAGACAATTCAAAACCATCCTTTTTTAATATTTGTTGAATATCTGTTTCATCAATCATAAAAATAAACTCACATCAAAAATTAAAAAAAATAGAATAAAAACAAATTTTTATCCTTTAGTTAAAACAACACTAACTGTATCATTCGCGGAAACTGTAATACTAGAAGAATAATCATTATACCCTGTTTTAGAAACAACTACAGTTTGTTCACCTTTAGCCACACCTTTAATAGTGCAACCTCCAGCACTACCAGTAGTACCTGTCTTATTATCCACAGTTACACTAGCCCCTTCAACAGCCCCATCTGCATCAGTCACATTAAATGTTAAATCAAATGTTTCAGGATCTCCTCCAGGATTAGGGAGAATCTGAAGCAGCACCAATTCCAGTAATCAAACCATCTTTAAACTCACCATTAGTCAACATAGTTAAAAATGCAGCTACAACATTCTTATAAGCTAACTTATTAACTGGTAAATCAGTAATGAGTGTAGGAGGCATTAATCTTCTTACTTCTATACTAGTAGAATCAAGAATAGCTAATTTATCACCTTTAGCAGTATCCCAGTTCCTATCAATAAGAATTGGTAATTCAGTACCCATCATGGATTCATAAGTTACTATACGGTGTCCTAAACCGATGTCTACTTTGTCATTGTATCTTCTATAAGGTGCAACTAATGCTTTTAATTGTTTAGCAACACCATAACTACAGACAATTACATCAGGATTACTGTTATCATTGTTTAAATCTTCAAGCATATCATCAATGATATCTTCAGTAATAGGTGCTCCTTTAAGGTCTTCTGTGTGAGTTTTAATAGTTGAAGAAATACCTTTGAAATCTTTACTAGTACTATCACCGGTTCCTTCAAGGATTGCACGGTCTGTTTTATTATTCACATCAATGAATTTCTTTTCTTGTCTACGAGCAAGAAGATCAACATAAGTATTACCCATTTGTGCCATCATTGACACTTCGATAGGTGCAACTAATGCTTTCATTTTGTCAGTTACATCTTTGATTTTCTCCACATTTGCGTCAGGGATATCATCTAATTCTCCAATCCATTTAACATCATCTGCTTCTGCTTGTTCTTCAAAGTAACCTACTAATGCTGCTTTGTTATCGAATACTTGTCCTTTACTTTCTAAGTATCTGAGTAATGGTGCGTTTTCAAAGGTTTTAGTTTGCAATACTGGAGAGTATTCTAATTGCATTGCGTTAGGATAATCGCTAACTTGTTGGAATGTTTTTTTCAATTCAGCAATTTCTGCACTGTTAGTTGCTACTTTACTGATTATATCATCTAAATTATTCATATTAAACTACTTCCTCTTCTTTTTGTTTATAAATTGTTGATTACAGCATCAATTAAAGGATTGTTATTCCTTTGTTTTCTCATTAACATTTCCGCGGTTTCAGTTGTGCTGAAAACATTTTTTTGTATAGTTGGTTCATTTTTAGACTCATTGTTTTTTTCTAATTTAACATGAGGTTCAGGTGCACGACCTTCATTTAAGTTTTTAAAGAATTTATCTTCAAAATCACCAAATGTATCTGTGATAGATTTACTAATCATTTCTTGGATTTGTTCAGGATTCAATGATTTAACTACACCTTCATTAGTGTTTCCAGTATCTTCACCTTGAGGTTCTCCTTTATTTTCTGGATTACCTTCTTCTTTGTGTAATTCCTCATGAACAATGTTTTTAACTTCACCTTTAACAGATTCGGTGATTTGTTCTACTAATCCTTGTTCTTTTTCACTCCATAACTCATCCATAGCTATTTTTAAGTCATTTTTAGTAACATATTGTTCCTCAGGTTCTGCACCTGATTGAGTATTATTATCTGTCATGTTTTTAGTCTCCATGTTTTTTAATATTTTATTACATACCCCCGCAAAACATGTTCCTTCAACTACTCCTTTAGCAGTGGTAACTGTACCTAAAGTATCCATGTTTGCAGGCATACTTGTTAAACTGATTTCATCTAATCTTGCATTTTTAACATTCCAACCACCATCACGATTACGATCATATTCAGTTGGTGCACCACCAATACTTAAACCCAGATTAACTCCAATATCTAACATTTCTTTAATATCTGGTGCATATTTAGAAAGTATTGTGGCACCTATTTTCAAAGTATCATTATCAGAATCCAGTACTTTGTTGATACTGCCTAGTAAACCTGTGAATAAACCATATTCATGGTCTCCATGAAGATTTTTATTACTGGTTAGTAATTGTTTTTTCATAGAGTTTATGGCTGATGGTAGCATAATGTCTTTTTGCAAGTCTTGGCTTGTAGTACTTGCTGTTCCTATGATATCTAATGTTCCATCATCATTTAACGTGTAATTTTGTTGGTTGTTTTTGGTGAGTGGGACATAGACTCGAAAACGATTATGATTATGCAATGTTTTCCAATCCTCCTAAAAATTTTATTCTTTTTTTATAAAAAAAATAAATTAATGTTAAAATAAGCTTTAAAAATAATAACTCAACTT